CCGCCCGAGCCGACCTGATAGACGAGCAGGCCGACCGTCGTGCCGCCCGCCACCGCGAGGTCCGCGGTGATCTCGGCGTCGGTGTAGGTGACGGTCCGCTCGGGTGACACCGCGCCGGTCTCCGCGCCGTTCACCATCCACGTTCGCCGCGTCGAGGCGGCGATCACCTGCGCTTCGTCTGTCAGCGTCTCCGAGAGCGTGGTGAACTGCGTATGGTCGATGGCCACGACCCGATACTGCTCGACCTCGCCGGCCGGCATGACCGAAGGGCCGAACAGCGTCACTTCATCGAGCGACCGCCGCCACCAGCGCGCCACAAGAGGCCCGCTCGAGTCGTCGAGGTCGTCGGCCTCGAAGATCGGCGGCGCCGGCCGGGTCGAGTTGCCCTCGATGAGCACCGACACGGTATCCGCGTCGTCGATGCCCGCACCGCCCGGGACGATCCGGAAATGGCGCGTCGCGTTGACCTGCCCGAGACCGCCGATCGGCTCATACTGTAGACCGTGCAACCCGCCGAGGCCGGTAATGAGCATGAACCGTTCGCCGTCGCCGGTGTGCGTTCGCGTGGCCTCGATGGTCTGTCGCATGCCGCGGACGATGCCGCGCAGCGTCCATTCGGTGCCCGTGCCGGCCTCGACCTCATGGAACGCGATGATCTCGTCGCCGTAGATCGCCCAGTTGATGCCGTAGCCGATTTCTTGCAGCGTGGCGTTCGTGAGGTCTTCGCCGTTCGGCAGGTCGACGGTCAACTCGTTTTCCCAGTCCACGACGCCGAGCGGCCAATCGTCAGGCAACGCATCGCCCACCGTCACGCCCATCGTCGTCTGCATCTCGATGATGCCGACGGCCGTCCAGCGGTCGACGCCGCTCGGCGATTCGTAGACCGTGGCACCACGCCAACCCGACGACGGGCTGCTCGTCGCCGCCACGAACCCGATCCGCAGCGCCCGCACGGCACCGGGGCCGAGCGGCGGGATGTCGAGAACGTGGGTCAAGTAGTCGGGCAACTCGGACGTGACCGGGGCACCTGCCCCCGTCGGGATCGCGCGCGGCACCGGCGGAAGCGGGTCGTCGGTCGTGGTCTCGACCACCTCGCAGTCCATGCCGAAGTCGTAGGCACGCTGCCGGGCCTTCGTCACCCGCACGAGCCATTGCAAGTCGTATTGGTAGCGCAGGATCGGCTCGTCGTCGCCGTCGAGATCCTCGTCGAACGTGAGGGCGATCACGCCCGTGGCGTAGTTGATCGAGTTCACCGTCGCCGCGACACCGGCCGGCAACCCCTCGAACGCGCCGGACCCGTCGTCCGTGAGTCGCGCGCGGCCCGAGGACTCGAACAGCACCTCGAGCTGCACGGTGTTCGGCAGGATGTCGCGGATCTCGGCGGTCACGCTGATCGACGTGCCCGCCGGCAACGATTCCTCGTGCCGGTTGTTGGCCCGGAACGTAAGGCACGTGCCCGGCATGACGTCCATGTAGTTCGGCGGCAGCGAGACCGAGCCCTTCGTCGACTCGATGAACATCCGGCGCCGAAGCTCGCGCGCGCGGCGTTTCGCCTCGTGCGGCCACACGACGAGCGGGCGAACGTTCACCTCGATGGTGTCGCGCGTCCCGCGGTCGAGGCTGCCAGGCGCTCGCACGCCGTCGCCTTCCTGCCCCTGCGCGCCGTCGTTGCTCGGGTCGACGAACGACACGAGCACGCGCTGCGGCAAGTCTGTCCGCTCTGCACGGTCTGCCACGAACCCGATCTGCTGCGGCGGGCTTCCGAGCGGACGCGCATTCAGGTGCCGCGTAGCAACCGGGACGACCGGCAGGTCGCGCTCGTCGAGGAAGGTGAGGACCCCGCCGCGGTCTTGCACGGCGATGCCGAAGAAGGTGAGCAGGGGTTGTAGGGCCTGCCCTCGAGCCATGCCGCCCGGCATCGAGTAGCCCAACAGCGCCCGAACGCGCAGATCGGTAGACGAGAACGTCCCCTGCGGCATCACCTGCGCGCAGATCCGGTCGATAGCCTGCGAGACCGTCTCGCCGGAACGAGCTCGTAGCAGCGCAGTCACGCGCGGGAACGTGTTGTTGTGCGCGCCGAGGTTCCAATCGGAGATGGAGACGTGCGCGATGCCTCGATGCGCCGATGCGTCGGGGACGTGCGAGGCAAGCGTCGGGTCCTGCAGTTGGTCGGGGAACCCGGCATACTCGGTAGCCGACTGCTGCGGGTCGTCGAAGACGAAGCCCGTGCCCTTCTCGCGGACGATGATGGCTGGCAGGCTCGCACTGCCGACGCTGGTCACCGCAGACTGCCCCTCCAGTGGCTCAAAGGTCAGCCTGTAACCGTCGGGGACGCCGAAACTGCCAGGCTCTTCAGTTCTCAGGAGGAGTCGATAGAGCCCGTTCGCGCTTGCCGGCGGCGGCCCTGACGGCTCGAACTGCGAGAAGCGGTAGATGCCGTTCGGAACCCAGATGTCTCGTAGGTCGTCCTCGTCCTCGTTCGGAATGCCTGGGATCGTCTGCTCGCCATCCAGCCGAATCAGTGCAAGGCTGGAGCTGCCATTCAGGAAGTTCCACGCACTCGACGCTGCACCCGAGTCGATGCGGCGAATCTTGGCGAACTCGAACGGGCTGCCGGCAACACCGGTCGCCGGGGTCTGCCCTTCGAGGGGGACAAGCTCAATCGACGACAGCGACTCACCCGTATGCGGGGACACGAGCGCCACGCGGTAGTAGCCGATCAGCGTCGACGGGCTGACCGACTCCAGGCGAACGAGCATGTCCGTCGCCGGCTGCAGGTCAATGACGACGTTGTCGGCGACCGAAGTCTGTAGCGCGGGCGTGAACTTGAGCGTTGTCGCACCGTCGGGCGCATCTTCGGCTACGAGGTATCCCTCGGCGTGCGAGCCAATGAAGACGCGATCGCCGCGACGGAACGTTCCCGAACCGGTATCGATTGCGATCTCGCTAACGCCAGCCGAGTACCCACCTGGGTTGTTGACCTGGTACCCGTCTGCTGACCCGCTGGCGAAGAACAGGCCCGTGAAGTCTGCAACCGTGGCATCGGTGGCGGTGATGACGAGTCGACCCGCAGAAGCCCCGGATCCGGCCTCAATCGACCAGCGTGTATCTTCGACGAGCGCGCGGTTGTAGCTCTGGACGTAGAACGCCCGCTCGTCGGCGCTGAGCACCTCGGGCCGGGCGATTGGGCCGTTGGCATAGGCGAGGCCGACGTCGGCACGGATTGACTGAACGAACGGACGCCCGCCCTTGCCGGTTTGCCCGTTGCCTTGCAGTTCCTCGCGGATGCCCTTGGTCCACATGTAGTGGCAGGGAACCCACGCTCGCGATCCGAAGATGTCCCATCGCGGGGCGCCCGGGTCGGTCGTTGAGAGTTGGAACCCCTCGAGGGAATCCGGCTTCGGGTTGCCGTTCTTCCCGAACAGCTCGGGGTATACGAACCTCTGGTCGATGTAGGAAGCGAGCAGCCCCCCGACGATCGCGGCACCGGAGCTAAGGGCGGCGCCCGACGCGGCTGCAATGCCGCCGAATGCTAGGGTTACCATGAGCCCCCGTATTCCAGGGCGGGGATCCGGAAGACGCCACGGAGTTTGCCCTCGAGCCAGCCCGCCGGAACGCGAGTCACCCGCCGCCGAATCGCATCGACGTGGACCATCCTCTCGCCCGGCAACAGCACCGAAAGGTGCCGAGCCCCAGCAAGCTGGTTGTCCCACTGCGAGACCGCGATGCAACCCGCGCCCGCGTCCTCGAACGGCACCTCGAGTAGGTGCTCGCGGCAGCGCGACAGGACGACGCTCGGGTCGGGGCAACGCGGGTCGTAGTCGCGGAAGTCCGGCAGGTCGATACCGAGCCCCCAGGCCGGCGCGAGGACGAGCCCGAAGCAATCGAGGCCCGTCTGCCGGCTTCGACCGTACGTCTTGTAGCGCACGCCCTCGTAGGACGCCGCCTCGCGCGCATAGTCGTGGCCGGTGTGGCTCATCGCTCGTTCGGCCTGCGGTAGGTGTCCTCGGTTGTCGGCATCTCGCTAATGCCACCGTGGTTGATGCCGTTGTCGTAGTCGACGATGCACGTTTGCTTCGTCCCGTCGCACCCGCTGAACAAGGTGCAGACATCCCCGACCTTGATCGGGAACGGCGCGCGCTCTTCGAGCAGCAACTCGCGGCCGACGTGCCCACCAATCAGCTGCGACGTGCCCGAGTTCGGACCGCTGGTCCACGTCACCTTGCCCATTGACATGAGCCCGTCGCGCGGTGGCGTCCACGATGCGGCGGTGATCCGCATCGCCGCGCGGTCGTGCGGCACGCCGAGGATCTCGGACCCTACCGATGCGACCGCCTCGACCGCGGCGCTGAATGTCTCGATCGGCGTCGCGCCGCACTCCAGCGAGCCGAGCGTCTTCTCGCACTCGCGTTCGTAGAACCGGCCAGCCTGGAACGTGAGGTGCCGCTCGACGCCTTGCACGCTAGCCCGGAAGACGGTGCCGCCTTCCTGAATGTTCTTGATGTACCAGACGTGGCGCTTCGTCCAGGTCCACGGCCGTGCCCAGTCGATGACGTGATGCACGATGCGCGCGCCGTCGTAGCGACCGGCCCGGATCGCCGCGGCCTTGATGGTGTCGGCCGACAGGAATCCGATCATCTCGAAGTCGGACTCTGCTGCGGCCTCGCCCTGCTCGATGTCCGACGCGCTCGGGCCGAGGGGGACGTAGTCCTCGCGTTGGAACCGCACGGTCTTGTCATGCGATGCGAACCGCTGCACAACGCCGTCCGTGCGTTCGACGCGCCAGACGTTGCAGATTGTCCACGTCACGCGCTTGCGCAGCGACTCGATCTGCGCCTCGCCGAGGTAGTGGTTTCCGACGAGCGGCATCTAGCCTTCCTCCGCCGATGAACCGATGATGTTCGACCCGCCGCTTAGGATGGTCGGCGCCCCGGCCGCGGCCGAGTAGCTGATCGCGAGGCCGGCCGCACCGCCTGAGCCGCCGGCCGCGACGCCCGATGCGCCTGCCGTGCCCGCGGCAGCAGCCGAGCCGCCCGCGCCACCGTTGCCGCCGCCCTTGACGCCGAGACCGCCGAGGCCGGTCACGAACGGGCCGCCGTCGCCGCCTTCGCCGGCAGGAGGGGTCGCCGCGCCACCGGGCGAACCGATGAACTGCCCGTTGAAGTCCATGTTGTAGCCGCGACCACCCCCGCCTCCGCCGCCGAGGATCGTGGCGTTCGACGAGCTGCCGCCGCCGCCGCCGCCCCCTCCGCCGCCACCGAGGATCGAGCCCGCGCACGAGATGATGAGCGGGACGTCGGCGCGAACAGCAGTGCCGCCATCCTCGCCATCGGCGCCGGCCGAGGCCCCCGTGCCCGAAACGCCCGCGCGACCGCCGACACCGCCCCAGCCGCCGATATCCGCCCCCTGCTCGACCTCGAGCATGACGAACGAGCCCGACGCCCATGAAACCCCGAGGTAGCTGTCGCCGGTCTCGAAGGCGTAGCCGTCCTTCGACAGCGCACCGAACGCCCCCGTCTGCTGCAGGATGACGCGCACGGCGATGGGGGCGCTGCCGTCGTAGCCGTTGTTGCCGACGATGTGCGCGAGGGTGTTGAACTCGCGCGCCTGCACGCCGATCGGGATGATGAGCCGCTGCGCGGGGTAGACGCTGCCCTCTTGCGCGCTACCGATCGGCTGGCCGTGCCACCCGGCGCCGCTCCACAGGAACATGCCGACGGCGCCCGCCGTCACGGTGCGCACGAGAGCGAGCGAGTCGCCGTTCTGCTGCATGACGTCGATGTTCGCGCTGCCGGCGTTCCAGACCCAGTACGGCACGCCCGGGCAGAGCCAGTCCGACGGACGCGGGAGCACGACTGATGCAGCCTCGGAAGACGAGACTTCCATGCACCGACGGTGCGGCGGCCCCCATTCGTGCTCGGCGCCGGCCTCTAGTGAGACGAGGTCCCAGCCGCCGAAGAATGCTTGCTCGCGTGCGCTCCAAGTCATGTCAGTTCGCCCCGGTCACCGCGCTAGCCCCAAAGCACCGGCGTCCGGTTGCCGCTGCCGTCTTCCTTCACGAACACCCAGGCCCTCGAACCGGCCGAGATCGTGCCGACTGAGTTGCCGAGGTAGTCGAGGACGGTGAGGGTGAATGAGCCGGTGTTCGCGATGAAGTGGTGCGGCCCTCCGGTCGGATAGCTGTCGAGGTCGTCGAGGAAGCCGTTGAGGGCGCCCGCCGTGTCGACCTCGTAGGCGAACGCCTCGCGAGCAGAGAGGTTGATGTCGTCCGTCTGTGAGGCCAACTCCTCATAGCCGTAGGGCGAACCGCCCGGCATGAGCGGCACCGGGTCGTCGAACTGAATCGACTCGATCTGAAACGCAACCTCGCCGCTCTCGAAGCCCGAGACGACGGCGTCGAGCCCTTCGTCAGTCGAGTTCGAGAACCGTGCCTGCGTGGCGTGATACCCGCCCCACGTCACCGCCTCGCCGAGAGCGGGCGCCGACGGCAGGATGACCTCGAACGAGGCCGGCTTGAACACGAGTCCCGAGGCGACCTGCACGCCCGCGACGGCGACCTGCGGCTCGATGCTGTCGCCCGAGTTGATGCCGAACAGCCGTGCTTGTGCCGCCGTCGCCGTGCCCTGCAGTGGAACGAGCCGGCGCGGGAACGCCCGCGCGGTCATGCCACCCGGGTCGTCATACTGCTTGCGCAGTTGGAACCGGGTCGTCGTCCCGTCGCCGATGCCGATGAGTTGGTCGAGCATCGTCGGCGCGGTCTTGCCATCGCTGTTCGTCGTGAAGTCGATCGAGTCGATGAAGTAGAAGCCGTAGAACCCGCCGCGGCGCGCGAGGAAGAAGTCGGTGAGGGTGCTCGTGTTGACGATGCCGTCGTAGTTCTCGCGCTGCGCCGTCCATCGCCACTTCGGCTCTTCGAGGATCTGCACGCGGCTCTCGCCGCCGCCGTCCGCGACGGTGTATCGCGTGTCGAACGCAGGACCGCCCGCGAAACCGTACGAGTAGCCGGGAGGGAGGAAGACGGGGTCGATGGAGTTCGTCATGGGCGGATGCCACTGCGCCCGCGAGCCGAAACTCCGGCGGTTGCGAGGGCTGCCTTCACCTGCTGGCCGATGGTCTGCCCGGCTGCCCAAGCCTGCTGCTTGTTCATCGGGGCGGTGACGTTGATCTGGATCGTTGGCCCGCCGCCGCCCGCGGACGCAACGCCGAGGCGGCCCTTGCTGTCGCGCTGTAGCGGGACGATGGCCTCTTCGGTGCTCCGGCCGCCCTCGGCAGCCGAGTAGAGTTTGCCCGCGCGCTGGAAGAAGGTGGGCTCGCTGATGACCTGGCCCGACATCGCGGGGATGTAGCCGCCCGACAGCCGGGGGGAGAACGACGACGTAGCCGTCACACCGAAGCCGCTGATGGCGGTGCCGTTCCCCGGGTTGCTATTGCTCGCAAGGCCCGCGCCGATGTTGCCGAACAGGTTGGCGAGGGTCTGCGTGATGAGCCGGTTCTGCGCGATCCGCAGAAGATCCTCCGCGAGCGCCCGAACGGCGTCCCTTGCGGTCGTTGCTTGGCTCCCGAGCGTCGACAGGAAGTTCCCGAGCGACTGGCCCACCTGCTCGCCCGTCTGCGCCGCGCGTTCCTGCGCGTCCGCCAACTCCTCGAGCGCCGTCCGGCGGCGGACGTACTCATCGAACGCGCCATCCTTCAGCCCGGCCTGCCGCGCCTCATTCTCGGCGCGGACGAGTTCGATGTACTGCTCGCGCTCGCGGCCGACGAGTCGCAGCGCCTGCTCTTCCTGCTGCAGGGTGCGGAAAAGTTCGGCGCCGCGGTTCAGCCCGCCCCGGGTCGTAGTCTGCCGTCGCTCGGCTTCCTTCTCAACGAGGAGTTCGTAGACCTCGAGCAGCTTGAGGGCTTCCTGGTACTCGTCTGCCGTCTTGTCGACGCCGATGTCGGCGAGGCTGTTGAGGATCTCCTGCCGCTTCTGCAGCGCCTCGCGAGCTGTGCCCTGCTGCTCGAGCAGGGCGTTCTCGTCACGCAGCGAGCGGAGGATCTCGGCAGCACGCTCGCCGCGTCGCGGATCCAGACGGGCATCGATGATTCGCTCTTCCTCGTCGGCGAGTTGCTTGAGGACTGCGAGCTCCTCCTCGCGAAGCTTCCGCCCGGATGCAATGCGAGCGGCCGCGATCTCGGCCTGCCGCCGAATCTCCCGCTGCTGCTCAGAGGTGGCGCCAAGAAGTGCGACCTCCTTGCGCCGCTCTTCTACCAAACGAGTGATCGCGTCGACCCGTTGACGCTCTGTTTCGGCGACCTCCTTAGTCTGTTCGTTCCCAGTCCGCCCGGTTCGAGCAAGCTCGCCCTGGATGCGTGACGCCTCTTCCAGAACACCCGAGGCCGCCCCTTCCTTCCCTTCTAGGCGGTCAAACTCCGACGAGATGGCGGCGATGGCCGACTCGATGTCTGCCGCGATCCCGACGAACTTGAAGCGGGCCGGCCCGAAGATCGATGCCGAGAACTCCTCCTCGGTCACCGGCTGAAGCCGAAGACCGGTAAGCCGTTCGACCGCGTTCTCCAGAGTCGCGAGTTCGAGACTCGACTTCCCTAGTCGCTGTGCATCCTCGGTGAGCGCCCGCAGCTTCGCGATCGCATCCGGGGCGCGCTGCTGCAAGGCAGACAGGACTCGCTCGGCCGGGACTGTCGTCGTCGTTCCGGTCTTCTGGAGTTCACGCAGTTCGACCAACTGCTGGCTAAGCAGGTCGCGTAGCGAATCGGTCGCCCGCTCTGTCCCACGAAGCAACGCCGTCCGGATTGCGTCAAACTGGCGTGCTGATGCCTCCGTGTCGGCAAGGTCTTCTTGGAACTTCTCCAGTTCCCTCGACGCATCGCCCACCTCGCCGCCGAACACTGCAAACGCCGCCCCTGCGACAGCGAGGGCCGTCCCCACTGCCACGATCGGGTTCGCGCGGGCTGCAAGTGCGAGGCTGCTAAGAGCGCGCTCGCTCCCGAGCACCGCCGTCGAGAACTGCTGAACCTTCGACAGCGCCGAGAACGTGACGAGCCCGGCGAGGCCGACCGCGGTTGCCTTGAGCGCGTTCGCGAGCAGGGTCCCGGCCTGGCTCGCGTTCTCCATAGCCTCGGTGTCGCCGGCCAGGATCCGAATTGCCTCGGTCCCGGTGTCGGTGATCTCTCGCAGCGCCGCAGACGCTCCCCGTTGCCCCGACTGGCGGAAGAATGCGTTTGACGCATTCCCGAGCTTCGCGAACGAGTCGCCGAGCGTTCCCGCCGTCGCCGCGGCTTTCTCAGATGCCGAACCGAGGGCGTCCTGGTCGCTCGCGAGGTCCGAGATTTCGCGCCGCGTGCGCACGAGGCTCGTGAGCAGATAGCCGAACTCGGTTCCGACGAGCGCGACCGCGTCCTGCAGGTCGATGTTCGCACCGGCGAGGTTCTCGAGCGCCCGCTCGTAGTTGCGCGGGTTGACGTCGTCGAACGTGAGGTTGAGGCGGTTGAGGGCTTCGGCCGCGCCATCGGCGCCGTTTGCCGGGTCCGCGAGTTGCTGCAGGATGCGCGCGAGGCCCGTGCCCGCGATTCGAGGCTGCACGCCCTGTTGCTGCAGCAACGCGACCGAGGCTGTGACCTGCTCGAGGGAGACGCCGAGTTCACGGCCGACCGGACCCACCTTGCGCAGTGAGTCGGCCAGGCTGCTGACCGAGGACGTTGTCGCGTCGGCCTTGCTGACGAGTTGATCGGCAACGCGAACCGAGTCCTCGATACCGAGGTTGAACTGGGCCAGCGTGTTGATCGTCGTGTCGCCAGCCTGCTCGAGGCCGATGAGCCCCGCACGGGCGAGGTCGCTGACAGACGGCAGCGCGGCAATCGCTTCCTCGGCCGAGGCACCCGCCTTGGCGAGGCCGATGAGCGTCTCAGTCCCGTCGTTGAACGAGAACCGCGAGCTTCGCGACAGGTCGTTCGCGGCGTCTTCGAGCTTCCGCAGTTCCTCGGTCGTCGCACCGGTGACCGACTGCAGGATGCGCAGGTTGTCCTCGGCCGAGCTAATGGCGTTGATGCCGGCCCGGACACCGAGGAATGCCGTCGCGGCGACCGCAAGCTGCCGAAGGCCGCGCGCGGCGATGGTGGACGCTCCGCCGAGAGTTCCGAGCCGCCGGTTGAAGTCGCGCGCCGCCCGACCGCCACGGGTAAGTCCGGCGCCTGCGCGATCGGCTGCCGCGCCCGTGGCCGCGACTGGGCGCGTGGCCTTGCTGGCGCTGCCGGCGAGATCGTCGAACGTGCGGTCGGCCTTGTCGACCGACTTGCCCATCCGCTCGACAGCGCGCGCCGTCCGGTCGACCCGCTCCTCGAGCGCGCGCGCCGCCTTCTGCGCTTTCTCCGTCGAAAAGAAGACTTCGAGTCCGCCTAGATCCGTCACGCTACGCGCCCCCCTCGAGCTTCTCCGCCATCACGCCAGACATCGCGCCGAAGACCTGCGCCATCCAGCCCCAGTGCTCGGGATCCACTCCGCGCATATCGAACCATGCCCGCGCCTCGGACGGCTTCGTCTCGCCCTGGCACGCTTGGTGAAACCGCATGAACTCCATGAACAGGTGCTGCTCGGCGTCGTCGATACGAGGGCGCTCGGCCCATCCGTCGGGCATACGACGGGGCGCGATGCCGCGGCGCCGCAGTCGCTCGTTCTCCCGTTCCCTCGCTTCCAGGTCCGCGACCGCGTCGGCGTTGACCCGGAACCAGCGAAGGAACTCGGTCAGTTTCCCGAGAGGGCTTCCGGTCGGAAGACCTGCCGAGACTTCGACTGGATCTTGATCCAGATCCGAAGCTCGTCGAGCTCGGGATCGGCGAGAGCGGCAGCCATCGCGGCCGAGTCGTAGGTCCGCTCGGGGTCGTTCTTGATCTTCCAGTCGACGACGAGCCCGGTCGCCGTGGCGATGGCGTCGATCTCGCGCGCGGCGTCCTCGTCGATGGGACCGTCGTCGTCGCCGTGCTGCAGAGCGTGTTCGTCTTTGGCCTGGGCGTAGGCCATGAGGTGCTCGGGGCACCATTCACGCCGCAGTAGGAAGGCGTCTCCGCTGTCGGGGTGCTCGACCCAGACGCCCTCGCGGGACTTCTTCGGGTCGGTGCGCAGGGACTGAAAGAGCGGGACGCCATTGTTCTCGGACATGTGTTCTCGGGGGATTGGGGGTTCTCGGTGTGCGCCCCGCCGCTAAGCGGGACGCCGCGCGCCGCTAGGCGGAACGCTGGTAGAAGGACAGCACCTCGACCATGCGAGCGGTGCCGGCCGTGCCGTAGCCCGCGCCGTCGCTCGCGTCGTAGGGCGCACCGCCGGCCTCGGCGGTGAACGTGAGGTTCTGCGCGACCGGGTTGTTGCGGCCCGGGTTCGGGCGCTCGCTGACGTAGCGCGCCTTCGGGAACCGCCAGAGCTGGCAGCGACCGTCGGCGTCGGCAACCGCGATCTCGACCTCGTAGAAGTCGTCCGCGAGCATGCCGGCGTGGTAGGTCGAGTCGATGTAGAGCAGCGACATCTGCACCGAGGCGCTGAACGTCTGCTGGTTGATCGCGATCGCCCCGAGGTTCCGGGTCGCCGACACTTCCTGCGCGTTGTTCGCGACGTTCATGCTGAACGACAGCGGGTCCACGCGGACAGCGTTCGTCTCGGCGAGGCCGTTCCGGAGCAGGCGCACCATGACCACGCTCTGGATGGCGTTCGCGAGCGGGTTCGAGTTCGCGATGACGGCCTCGTTCCAGTTCTGCACGTCGAAGCCGCCGACGGCCGCGCTCGTTGCGTCGTCGATGATCTGCTCGTCCTTGCCGATGAACGACATCGTGCCAGTCCAGCCGGCTTGCCCCGGCGCCACGGCGAGCTGCAGGCTGTTCGGGATCATGCCCCGGAACAGCGCCCAGTCGGTCGAGTCGAGCCCCGTCGTGCTCGTCGTGCCTGCGAGGCTCGTGTCGCTGTAGAAGCGCACGACCTGGAACGACCGCTCGTAGGTGCTGTTGCGGGTGTAGCCGCGCACAGCGTAGATCCGGACCGCGGTACCCGCGAGGTCGGACGACAGGCCTGCGTAGGCTGCAACCGAAGCCTCGCCTGTGTCGTTCACCAGCGTGATCTTCGTGGACGTCGGGCTGGCCCCCACGCGGAACACCGTGTCGAGGTTCTTGTTCCCGAACCCTGTCGCGAAAATGATCTCGCCCTCCGCCGGTGTCCGGTCCCACCCAGTCCCATGATTGAGCGAGCTGTCCGAAACCTCGAAAGTCACCGCCTCATCCGCCGTCGTCACATCTGCCAGCGGCGTGAACCCCGCCGACGTCCAGCCGTCCTCGCGCGTCACGACGCTGTCGTCGTCGGCGTAGAGCAGGCCGACGAGGAAGTCGTCGTAGGTGTCGAGGCTGTACTGCAGTTGCAGCGACCCACCGACGTTCGCGCTGACGATGACCGAGCCCGAAGACTGCGCGTCGTTGCGAACTTCGTTGCTCTCGTCGCGCTGGAACGCGGTGTTGTAGTCCTCGCTGACGAGCCGCAGGACCCGCAGGTTGTTGTTGCCGCTGTTGGGGACGGTCGTATTGCCGTAGGAGCCCTTCGTCTCCTTGACGTAGCCGAGTCCGGGATTCTTCGTAACCGTCATGTCTGCACCTCGAAGTGGAATGGAAGCCGCACGTTGGACTGCCAGGTTTCAGCCGGCGTCCGCCCGATGACCGTCACGCTCGGAGTCCCGAACGTGAGGCCGTCGAATGAGCACTGGTCGAACGCTTGCACGATGGTTTCGCTTGCAGCCCGACTCGCGGCCTCCCCAGCGCCGAGCGGGAAGTTCGTCGCCACGAGCAGTCTGCCAGGTATCCGAACGGTCCTGACCTCGAGCTGCAGTGGGGTTAGCGCCTGGAAAGAGGCGAGCGCGAAGGGCGGCGAAACCGGTAGAGCGTCCGGCGCGTTGTCGAAGTAGGTCGGGATACCGAGCGGCGTCGCGACCGCCGCGTCCCACCGGTCCCGAATCGACCGGTAGGCGGTGATCGTGTTCGCGGCGATGCGCACGCCGACGATGCCCTGCGGTATGCGGGTGTCGTCGAACTCCCACGGCAGCGAGACCGCGACGCGGTAGTTGTTGCCCTGCCGGCCGATATCCCGGATGGTGGGCTCGTCGAGCATGTCGGCGCCTGCGTACGACTTGCCTCGGAACTCGGCCGACAACGACTCAGCGAGTGTGTAGGCAGCAGCGACGCCGGTGCCGGCAGCGACGTGCACCTCAGCATCAGCCGTCCCCGTGACGCGCTCGGTGGCGTTCGTGAGCCGCGCCGTGGACGACGGGCGGAACTGCCACACAAGCGCGGGCGGCGTAGCCGTGGCCGGCGGGGCGTTGCCCGGCAGGAAGGCCACACTTTCGCCGGTCGCCCAGGCGCGCGCGGCGTCCTCCATCGCGTTCGCTACGTCAGATAGCGCCACTTTGGAACTCCTGCATCGCGACCTGCAGCGAGTCGCCGAGCATCCCGCGCGGCGCGCTGACGTGGTATCCGCCGCGCACGAGAACCGTGCCAGCTACCCGCTTGCGTCGAGTCTTCGGGACGTGCGTCGCCTTGCTCGGGCCCGGGTCGCGCGGCGAGAACAGCCCGAACTCGATGATCGGTGCGTGCGGGACGTTGTTCTGCAGGTAGATGCGCTGCCCGAAGTCGGCTCGGTTGATGAGCGTGAGCCCCGCCTGCATCACCTGCCCGCTACCCGGGTAGGACTGCCGCCCTTCGGTGTTGTCCGCACCGGACGGCCCGTCGATCGTGACGTGCCAGCCCGCGCGCAACTGGCCGAAGTTGACCGGCGACAGGTTGATCGCGCCTTCGAGCACTTTGAACGCGAACTTGCGGAACCGGGGCATGAAGACCCGGTCCGGCAGCTCTTTCACCGCCTCCCGTAGCCGCTTGGCGTAGTCGCGCGCGTTGCTCGGCATCGCTACGCCCCCAACGCCACCGCGTATCCGATGAGGACCGCTTCGGCCGCATCGCCCGGGCCGAGGATCTCCTTGATCTCGAGCACCCGGTAGAAGGTGCCCGCGCGCACGCCGACCTGGTCGAGCATGGCCGGCGCCGTCGTGAGTTGCGCCCCCGGCACGACAACGGCCGTCATGGCCTGCTGCACGGTACTGTCGCTGAACATGCGCGTTCGGACCGGGTCCACGAGCATTGCCCGGATCGCAACGTCGGTCGCCGTCTCGGTGTAGAGGCGGGTCTCCGGGTCCTCGACTCGAGCGATGTGCCGCCAGGTCATCGCCGAGCCGAAGCCGTCGTCCTCGGTGGCGAACTCCTGCAACAGTTCCGCGAACTCGGCGCCGAGGGTCACGACCGCGACACCCCCGATCCCTCGCCGCCTGCGAGCCACGGATACACGAGCCCTTCGGCTTTGGCGCGGCGCTTCGTCATGCTGCCGCCGCCGCCGTTCGCATACTCGGTCGTCTTCTCGAACCCAGCACCCTTGCGGGTCTCCCGGGTGACCGACCCCCGATTGACCTCGTTAGGCAACACGTCATCGCCTTGCAGGATGTCGCCGGCAATCAGGCAGGTGGCTTCCTTGATGAAGTCCGGGACCGTGCTCTGATCGACGAGGCGCCCCCAATCGTCATGGCAGCCGTAGCGCGGGTAGCACAGACGCTGGCCGAGGTGCTGCGGGACACCGCGCAAGAGCGGGGCAACCTGCGCCTGCACCCAGTCGCGCGTCGCCTCGCGGAGCGCGATCTCCTTCTCGTCCTGCGTCTTCTCGGTCCAGAACGTCGGGTCGCCAAACCGGTTCCAGTAGGCGTCGGCGAACGTGATGTCGACGAGGCTCTCCGCATCGGCCTTGCCGGTGCCGTCTTCGACGATGAGCGTCGGCGGCGGCGCGTCCGTGCCGATCTCGTCCGTCCCGAAGTCGCCGTCGGCGCCGAGGATGTTCTCACCGCCATCGATCGCGCCGGCATCGATGGCGACGTCGCCTTGCGGATGGGCCGGGATGCCGGACAGCGTCCCGGCGGCCTGGTCGATGAGGAACCCGGCCGTGATGTGCCCGCGTGCCGTCCGGTGGATGCCGTTCTCGAACCGGCTCGCACGCTGCGTGTGCAGGCCGTTGAACTCCATCGGCAAGCTACTCGGGTCGACGAGCGCCGCATTCGGGCGCGCGGCCGCGATGTCGGCCTGCTTGGCGCGGAACGCCGTCAGGTTCTCGTCCGTGCCGATCGGCGTCTTCGAGCTGAGTTGCACGATGACCTCGGCGACCGCATCCTGCCCCTTCGCGCGGATCGAGAACTCGTCGTCGATCGCGTTGAGCACCTCGAGCGTCTTCGCCTCGAAGTCGTCGGGATCGAGCCCGAGGTCGCTCTCGCCCTGCTCCCAGACCTTGAGCACCGGCCAGGGGATGAGTTTGAGCGGGGCGAGCTTCTCGAACGCCTCCTGAATGTGCTCGCGAACGAGGTGGATGAGAGGCCGCAGGCCCCACGTCAGCTTGAACGTGAGCGGCCCTTCCGCGACGAACGTGCCCGTGAGTTCGACCCAAGAGCCATCCTCCGCGACGTCGTAGACGAGGTTCCCGCTGTACTGCGCTGAGTTGTTGCCGCCAGCGCCCTGCAACCCCAGCACCGAGTTCTCGACGAAGACCGGGGCGTTGACTTCCCACGTCGAGAACGCGCCCGCAGTCGCCGTGAACCGGCCTCGGGCGGGGATCAGGCCGCTCGCAGCCTGCACCGTGACGGTCATCGACTGCGTGACGGTGATGTTGTTCGGTGACACGTCCCAGGTCACACCGGCACCGAACTGCGCCACGCCCGGGATCGCCTCTCGCGAGACCGACGTCGCGTTGACCGGCAGGTTGATGAGCCCGACGATGCCCGAATACTCGCCCTCGTCCGCGAACCGCCCCTTCATGCGCGCCATGAGCGACACGGGCGGCCCGAACGTGTTCGAGCTCATCCCGTAGAAGTGGTTGGCGTTGACGCCGATGTCGAGCGGTTCCCAGTCGCGGGTAACCGTGTTGAACGTGATGACCTTCGGGTCGACCGTGCTACCGCCAGGGAATGACGCCGCCGACGGGTAGAGGTCCGGGTCGCGGTCGTAGAGCAGCAGCGCAGACGAGATGTCGCCGACCTGCTGGCTTTGCCCGCCCACGAAGATCAGCGGGCAAATCTTCCAGCCGCCCGACGGGGTGATGAGCTTGAGTTGCAGCAGCCGCCACGCCTGGAACCCCGCGTCGATGTAGTCCTGCGGCCGGTGGACGACCATCTCCGAGACCTTGGGCAGGCCCGTGGTCTGCGCCGGCTCGAAGTCCTCGGTCCGCACGAGGCGCACGCCGGGGACCGTCGTCTGCAGGTTCTCCATCACCGCCCGCAGGTTCTGGGCGTAGGGGTAGCCGTTGACGTTCGCCGCGTTGGCACGCGAGATGGGGTCTCCGTGCCAGAGGGCGATCTGCATGTCGTCCTGGCCGAGGTCCGTCCGCAGATCGGTCAGGAACTTCTTCCAGGCGTTGATAGTCTCCGAGAACGACCGCCACGGGCAGCCGTGGAAGTTCACGAAGGTCATGACCTCCGCGTCCCAGATCGCGAGCAGCGCGCCTTCCCACTGCGCGGGCTGCGACTGCCAGAGCGAGTTGCTCTTCGCTTGTGCGACCGTGATCTCGGCAAGAAGCGACTGGTACCAGAGGCTGCCCTTCTGCCAGCCCAGGCACGCCGTCGTCGCGTTCGCGGTCGTCGCGCTCGTGCCGCCCGTGATCGTACCGGGAACCAGAACCTCGTCGTTCGTGTCGACGACGTAGAGGAACCCCTGCGCCGCGTTGAAGTGGTGCAGCGTCGCCGACCATGACCCGGCTGTGACGGTCTCGCCGATCGTCCATGTCTCCGGGAACGGGTCGTCGTCGCACTTGATGCACTGCACCGACACACCGCCGAGCAACACGTCGCCGCCCTCGTCCTGCACGTCGCGAGGCTCGAACGGGATCAGCCGGACGCCGCGGTTGGCAACGTCAGCTTCCTGCACGAAGTGCTCGTAGGCGCCGCGCAGCAGTTGGAGCTCCATCCCGAGGTGCGCCGCCTGCCCATCCGTGCCGTTGCCGTTCGGCGGGTTCTCCCACAGCCCGTTCGACGTGCCGTTCAGGTTGGGAACGTGGTGGTGAGCGACCCAGGTGCCGGCCGTCGTCTCATCCCCGACCGTATCGATCGTTGCCTGCCACGAGACGTTGCGCTGGTTGGTGACGACGTCGCTGTCGCTGAGCGTTCCCGTGACGTCGATGATGTAGAGGACGTCCGAGCCCAGCTCGTTGCCGACCAAGATCCGGAACGACGCGCCTCCCGAGGTCGTGCAGCGGTCGCCCTGGAAGAACTCCTCGCCAGCACCGACAGTGGCGCCGTCCAGCGTGATCGACCGCGCGGGCTTCGCCTGCCGGTCATAGAACGGCGTGTCGGACTTGTCCTCCGGGATGAACGAGTTGAGGACCGCGTCCTGCCGGCGAAGGCCGGGCTGGCCGTAGAGCGGGTAGTCGAGGCCGCTGGCCGCGATCGTGATCGACCCCGTGCCCGAAGTCCCGTCAGCGCGCTCGAATGTGACCGTCTCGCTCGGCGCGAATGCCGCGCCCGGCACACCGATGGACGGGTGGTCCCATGACTCGACGATGTAGGTCGTGTCGGTGACCTTCTTGAGCACCCGACCACGCGCGAGACTCGTCCCGCACGAGAAGTAGGTATTCGGCACGACCTCGATCGAAGGCGCCGCGAGCAGCGTCATCAGCTGCCCGTAGAGCGGGTCGTGCGCGCCCGGGTTCGGGTCGACCTGCGTGCCGTCTGCGAGTGGCCGCCCGCGCCACTGGTCTCCGGCGATCAGGAAGTAGTGCGTGTTTGCCATCGTCGCGCCGCTGTCTTTTTGAAAATGACCGACGCGGCTAGAGCCGAGAGCCGCGCCGGTCGCACCGAGAACCAGTCATCCCCCGAGGACTGGAATCCGTTGTTCGTTACTTGGCCGCGGCCGGGTCGGCCGGCTTGCTGTCGGCCGCTGGCTTGCCCTCGGCGGGCTTCGCCTTCGACTTCTTCGCCTTGGCCTTGGCCTCCGCATCCTTCGCGATCGCTTCGGCGACGGGGCTGTCGACCCGAGCAACGTGCTGCTCGAAGCGGCCCTCGACCGTCCAGTTGTCGTTCTTGATGCGGCGATCGACGTCCCACTTGTTCGCGAACACGAGGTCGCCCTCGGGCGTGCGCATGGGGACGGTGCTGTTGAGTTTCTTCTTCTCGGGCATTGCTCTGCTCTGCTGGGGGGTTCTGAGTTTGGGTGCCGACCCCGGATCACTGCGACCCGGGGTCAGCGGCGCGCTAGTGCACGCACGGCCGGACTGCGAGGTCCGGGTCGAGGGTCGTGTAGCCGCCGAGCGCGTCGAGGATGACCCCGACCGCGGCGCCGCGCGCCTCGTAGAACATGCGCGCACGGATGGCGAGGCCGCTCTCCGGGTCGGTCGCGGTGTAGACGCGAGCGCCAGGGAAGTCGGCTTCGCTGTGCTGCGGCAGCGGCACCATCGCGAGCGCGAAGGCGTTGCGGTGGAACGCGAGGTCCGACTCGTAGTTCGCGACCGAGCCGACGAGGCCGACGGTCGAGACGAACGCCCAGGTCGAACTCGCGCCGAGGTCACGCCGCAGACGCGGGCTGATCGGCACGTCGGGCCAGTTGTTGCCGCTCGGAGCGGCGTCGGCCGTCACCGTGTACTTCTCGGCGATGCCGGTCGTGGAGTCGGTGATCTCGATCACCTGCCCCTCGTGCAGCGTCACCGACTGCGAGGTGCTCGTGTTGAGCCCGACAGTCAGGGCGTTCTTCTGCGGCGTGCCGGAGATGACCGGCGTCGAGCCCGTGGTGAGCGTCGCGTCGCCTTCGAGCGTCTGGACGTTCTGCGTCTCGAAGAAGTCGAAACCGTACTTCGGACCGATGTTGCCGGTCACCTGCGTCGAGATGCCTCGGTCGCCGGCACCCTGCATCTGCGCGAACGCGCTCGTGCCGAGCAGCGCCTCGGTCGTCACAGGCGACGCCATGTACTGCAGCGTCGAACCCTGCGGCACCTTGTTCTCGACCATGAGCCTGCGGATCGCCGGGATGGACTTGTCCATCTGCCCGCGGGCCGTGCTGTCGAGGTCGTAGGTGTGCGGGACCTGCGAGGCGAGGCCGAGAAGCGCCTGGTCGAACCAGTCGCCGATCGCATCCGCCATCGGGCCGATGTGCTCCGAGATGAGGCGCTTGCCGCTGTAGGCGAGCTCCTTGTCGGTGACCGTGATCGGGACCTCCTTGTGGATGGTCAGGTCGATCTTGGCCGTGCCGGTCTTCAGGTCCTGGTACGTGCTGTTGGGCGCGTCCTCGGCCGTGAAGGTTGCCGGCTTGCGGATGTTGATCGTGTCGCCGAGACCGTAGTCGTTGCGTTCGGCCTCGAAGCCGCGGTAGACCCGCGACGCCATTCCCTTGCGATTCCGCAGCCACATGAGGGCGGAACGAGCCCAGAACTCTGGGTTGTAGTTGTTGAGACGGTTGGCCACGGCGGACCTCCCCTTGAGAAATCAGGTGTTCGTTGCATCTCGCGGCGCGCACATGCGCGCTTCGCGTTGCGCGGATCCCTCTCGCGCCACCGCCGGGGTTCCCCCTCAGCGGGATGCGCTCCGATTCCTCGTGAGCACTTGCCGTCTATCCGGCCCGTCTCTCGCGCTGCAGCGTCCCGCGGATCCCTCTCGCGTTCGTGGTGCAGCACCTACCGCTTCGCAGCGCGGCAGTCTGTCGCCGGAGGGCCTACTCGGACCCCCTCCCGTCGCCCGAAGGCATGACCACTTCGAGCCCTTGATCGGCCGCGTCGTTGACGGCCTTCTCGAACTGCTCCTGCGTGTAGCCGGGCTGCAGTTCGACACCGGAAGCCCCCTGGCGGGGTGACGCGGGCGTGGTCTTGCCACCGATCCCCGCGCCCTTCTTGCCGTCGCCTTCGAGGCAACGGGCGAACTGCTGGCGGTAGTCACCGGCAGCGAATTCGTCGGCAGTCATCGGGCCGTCGAAGCCCTGCTTTGCCGACATGAGTTTGTTCCCGTCCTTCACGAAGGCATGCGTGAAAGAGCCGTCTTCACGCTCGATGATCTCGATGCGCGCATCGAGATCGCGCGAGATCATGTCGCGCCACTCGTCTTGCGGCTTGAGGTGTGACAGCACCTCGCCCTTGACCTTGTCGCGGTAGCCGTCCTGCGCCGCCTTCTTGTAGCGTTCGCTGGAAGCCTTGATCTTGTTCAGTTCGTCGAGGATCGGCCCCTTCGCCTGCGCGACGGCGTCGCGGATCTTGTCGTCCGCGCTCTTGTCCTTCGAGCGCAGGTTCTCGATCTCCTTGCCGCGCGCCGTGAGGTCGGTCGACAAGGCGGCGATCTCCTCGGGCGTGTAGAGCGAACCGTCTTCCTTCGCGAACCCCTGCAGCCGCTTCTTCTGCCGCTCGAGGTCGGTCGTCGTGGCGTCGAGCTTGCCGCGAAGGGCGGCGATGTTCTCGAGGCCCCAGCCGTCGACCGGCTCGACGTCGAGGACGTAGTCGCCGCTGTCGTGCTGCGTGTAGAACTCGCGCTGCGCTTCGGGCACGGCGTCGAGGGAAGGAATCTTGCTCTTGAACTTGGCCATCTGTCAGTGATCTCGGGGGAACGTCGTCGGTTCTCGCGAGCCTGAATGTGGCCTCAGAGTCAAGGAAAAGCGGTGGGGTTAGCGGCTGGTTTTTCTGTGCGCCGCTGCGGCCCTACAGCTTGTGCAGCAACCGCAGCTCGTCCAGCGACAGCACCCGCGACAGCGAGGCGTCGACCATGTCGTCGAGCGTCAGCTTGCCCGCGCGCCAGGCCGCGGCCTTCGTCGGCCCGAGCACCATGTCCTGCTCGGCTGCCGACCGCGTGCGCAGCCACTCGCGATACCGGGTCCCCGCCGGCACCTGCCCGCCGAGCGATGCGCGGTTCCCCGCCGGCCTACCGACGACCGGCTGCAGGGTGCTGCGGCAGTTGGGGTGCTGCGGCGGCGTCGGGTGCGCCGAATCCGTCGCCCAGGTCTTGCCGTCCAGCGACGCGCAAATCTCCGACGTGCGCAGGTCGAGCGTCGAGACCCATCGCACCTTCGGCACGACGTCGGCGTTCCGGCGGAAGGTGATGTCCCGGGCGACGGCCGCGGTGTGCGTCATCACCGTCCGGGTCATCATCCGCATGGCGCGACGGGCCTCGACCATCTGCCCGTTCGTGTAGCGCAGCGCCTTCGTGCCCTGCAGCGACCGGACGATCTGCGGCGTCGACTCGCCCGCCACCATCCCCGCCTGCACCCGCGCCACGATCTTGCGCTCGGTCGCGCGCGGCACCCAGTCGTCGAACCACTCACCGAACTTGCGGCCGAGCATCGGCTGTTTCGTCGTGGCGGCTTCGACGACCGAGGCCGGCGGCGTGCGGAACTCGACGCCGAGGATCGACTTACCGGTTTCCTTGAGCCACTGCACCTCGATCTGCGCGAGGTCGCGGGCCTCGGACAGGAGCGCGCTACGGGCCCGGCCCGATCCCTTGCGGACGATCTCTCGGATGGCTTGCAGGAGGAACCGCGCGCGGCGGTGTTCCACGAACGCGCGTCCGCGCGGCAGGCTGTCGAGACGGCTCGCGATATCGGCGGCGACGCGGCGCAAGACCTCACGCTCAAACGTCGCGCCGACGCGGGCCGCGGCCCCGTTCCCGAACTGGAACGTGAGCACGTCGTGCATGATCTCGCGGCTCTCCCAGTCGGCCGCGAGTTGCCTCTGCGTGCGCCGAGGCTGCGGGAAGTCGATCGAGGTCACTGCGACTCGACCTCGATCACCATCCCTTCGATCCAGGTGCGAAGGCACTGGTCGATGCACAGGACGTCGCCGCGGATCTCACACTGCCCGCCCGATTCCCGGTCGACGACCCAACTACCCTCTTCGTCGTCGAAGTCGTGCACAGAGAACCGTTCGCCGGAGCCGACGGCGTACCTGTTCATGAGGATCCACTCGCCGGCATCGGTATCCGTGCCGCACATTGCACAGCGAGCGCGCACGGTTACTCGTCCTCCGGTTCCGGCTCCTGCGGGTCGACTCCGCCCGGCGTGCCCGCCATCTCCGCCATGCGAGCGTCGATCTCGTCCTGCTCTTCCTTGAGTTCGGCGAGGTTCTCGTCGATGTCGAAGTCCGAGGCGAGGATCTTCTGCCGCTTCGCCTCCTTGAGCCGCTGCCGCTTGGACAGGTAGCCTTCGAGCGACTGCAGGGCGCGCGCCCCGACCTCGGGCGTGACGTCGTCGAGGAACTCCTTGTCGATGCGTGGCTGCACGGACTCGGGCAGTTCGCCGCTGTTGAGCCACTCCGCGACCGCCTCCATGATCTGACGCAGGACGACCTCGAGGCGAACGCAGAACGTCTGCAGGTTGTTTGCGGACTTCTTGTCGTCGACGGTGATCGCGCGGGCCGTGACGTTGCCTGTCGTGCTCGTGAGGTGCCGAGCGCCGAGCCGCTTGCACTCGTCGGCCAACTGCTCCATGTCCCGGAACGAGAGCTCGATCGACTTGCCGTTCGGCTCGAGGAAGGCAGCGTCGGCGTCGGTGTTCTCGGTGTTGATGCGCTCGAGGGGGCCGAGCACGATCTCGCTCTGCACCTTGTCGCCCTTCTTGAACCCGGCGCTCGCCGCAGTCTTAAACCCCTTCGTGACGAGCGTGATGAGGCGCGCAATGCGCATGACGTGCGCGTGATCGCTACGGCTCTGGAAGTGCGCGAGGTTGACCCACGCCAGGTCTTCGAGCACGGGCTGCGCGTGATACGGGCCGAGCTGCTCGGTGTAGAACGGGAACAGCGGAATGCCGTTCTTCCCCGGGTTGTAGGCGCTGCCGTTGTCGCTGAACCAACGCTTCGTCTTGTCGTCGAAGCGCCACTCGGTTCGCGTGCCGTCTTCCGGGCCGATGCTCTTCTCGAGCTCGACGATGACGGTCTCGGTCTCGTGTTGGAAGTTGTCCGACTCGACGACTTTCTGCGCAACGAACCGGCAGTAGGTGACGCGCTTGCGGCCGGCAGCGTCGGTCTCGTCCCGCACGTCGAGCACCGACAGGGCGTCGAGCCGCTGCGCGTAGACCCGGCGCGAGTCCGTTGTCGCTGCGCTCTCGCCGCTCTCGTCGCCGGCATCGACGAGGACGAAGTCCATGCCACGATGGATGCCGTAGAGCATGAGGTCGCGCGCGAACACGGTGAGCGACTTGCCAGATCCGTCCACGTCTTGGAGGAACTCGGAGAACTGCTCGGCAGGCTCCTGGTCCCACAGCAGATCCTGTCCGAACGGGCGGGCCGCGAGGTCGCAGAGCGTGTCGCGGTAGAACGGGAAGCACGTCGACCGCGAGACCCGGATCTCGTGGTTGCGGATCGACTCTTTCGCCTCGCGAGGCAGCCACTTTTCGGCCGACTTCCGCATGGCGCGCGTGCCGCCGAGAAGGTCGTCGGGAAGCTCGCACGCTTCCCGCATGTCGTCCAGGGCCGGCCGCGCTAGGTCGGGGCGGGGCGACTGGTCATCCACGACCGACGGTAGCTCGGGCGGCCCGGCGTCGTACGGACGGGTCGCGTCGCGCAGATGCAACGGGCTCGGTTCGCGGATTGTCACAGTCGACAATCCGACGGGGTGTAGGTCCCACCCGCAGTGGGGTTAGCGGCTACATCGACTCGGTCTCGAAGTCCGACAGCGGCGTCACGAGCGACCCGAACCTCTGATGCACGAGGTAGCCCAGGGCGTCGCTCATGTGCGTGTATTTCTTGTCCTTACCCTCGTCGAGGTCGCCCCGGTCGTCGAGCTGCGTCATGTCCAAGTCGTCGATGAGGTGCGGGCACCGTTCCCGGTCGACGTAGATCCGGACGGTCTCGCTGGCGTTGCGCAGCCGGCTGTTCATCACGACCACCCGGTCGCGCTGCGCCGGGTTCGCCTTCGGAACGTCGATCTCGAATACCGGCCACTGCCGGCTGAGGTAATCCTCGATGGTCTGCCAGTCGGACCGCTCGGCGCTCGTCTTGCGCGCCCCGCCGGTCGCATCGCCGTAGCACAGCACCGGGCCCTTGTGCCGGCCGCCCCACTTCTCGAGCAGCCGCTCGCAGACGCGGCGGGTGTTGCTGTCCTCGTCGATCCAGACCTCGTCGATGACGGCGGTCACCGTCTCGAACGGAAGGTGGTACTTGCAGTAATGGCACTGCTCGCCCGACCGGCCCGGCTGCGCGACCGCGCACCGGGGGCACTCGATGAGGTCGTATGCCTGCTCGAGGTCTTGCGCGACGACGGCGACGCCGGGCGAGACGTTGAAGTCGAACCCGAGCAGCAACGGCTCATCGGGGTCGTACTGAAGGTCGGTGATGTTCCAGGCGCCGAACTGGTAGTAGGCGCGGCCGGCGTCGGACAGGAACTCGCCGCCGTATTCCTGCCGGAACGAGCGGTCGTCGAGCTCGCGGCGAGCGGACGCGATCTTCTCGGGCGACAGGACGAGCCACGACGGCCACGGGTAGTAGACGCCCCAGCCGTCGAGGTCGATGGCCTTCTGCAGCAGCTTGTAGAAGTGGTTCTTGCCGCGCGGGCGGCCGATGAACATGCCCCAGCCCGGCGGGCGCCCCTCGGTGTCGAGCGCGGGCTTGACGGACGACGTCCACGCCTCGGGCTTCATGTCCGCGAACTCGTCGAGGACGACGCCGTCGAGGTGGATACCCTCGACGCGCTTCGGCTGGTCCATGCCGATCACGTAGAGCCGCGCGCCGGTGACGAACTCGAAGTAGCGGTCCGAGATGTTCATCGAGCGCAGCGCCCACTTCGGGATCCACGCGCGGAACCGTTCCCACGAGATGCGCTTCGCCTGGTCGTGCGTCGGCGCGAGGTAGGCGTATTTCGGCTCGAGCACGCCGTCGGGCGGTGTCAGGCAGCCGTGATGGTTGCCGCCGAAGTGGAACGAGCCGTAGAGCAGGCGGTGCTGCGCCTCGACCGTCTTGCCGGAGTTGCTTGTGACGATGCCGCCGTGATGCAGCACGTAGAGGTTGCTAGGCAGCGCAACCGTGATGTCGAAGGTCCGACACGTTCGCCGTCCGACCGGTGTCAGACCGATCCGGTCACCTCGAACGTTGTGCAGCACGAGCCCTGATGTATCGACGGACCCCTTCTTACGAAGGAAGGGGTCCAGAGCATCGATCAAGCGCAGGGCGCACTCGTTCGATGTCGTCTTGACGTCGTAGACGTATCCGTTCTTGTACTTCTCGCGCCGATCAGCGTGGATGGTGAGGTCTTCTTGGAAGTACTTGAAGATGATCTTTCGGCAGGCCTCGACCACGCTTCGGGACTGCATCCCGATCTGCACAACGATTCTGCGCTCGGTACTCCTGTAGATCGACCCGTCCGTGTCAATGATCCCCGCGAGCAGCGCTAGGCAGGATTCACGATCCCACGTGTCGACCTCGTCCCAGTCGATGACCTTCTCATGCGCATAGCGCCCGTGGCACCACTCTCGATAGAAAGGGATGGCGTCGATGACGTAGGGGCCGACCCTGACCATCCAGCTAAAATTCTGGCTACGCGCCTTCCTGGCGACTCCGCCCAGTTCGCGGGCCACCGCGTCAGGGACAACATTGTCATCACTCGATATCGTGAGGGTTGTTTTCCGGCCCTCATACCGTCCAGCGTTTTGTTCCCGGCAACATCCATCGCCCAGCATTGCGCCAAGGCTGTAGGTGCGCTCGACGCTCTTGCTGCCTCCCTGGATCAGATCTCCGAGGTAGATCCGACGGACGCGGTGCCGCTTCGTAAGCATCTCGAGCGAGACCCGGCCGAACCCCAGGGCGGGCAGGTGAGGTCGTCGCTTGTCGAAGTCTGACTCATTGCACGCCCACAGTCTGTGATTCGGTGTTGCTTCAAGGTACGTGCGCCGTCGCGACGTCAGTGCCAAGACGCTCTGCACGCCATTGTCCCAAGACCGCGTGACAGTAGTCACAACGGGGTGCCCCTCGTCGAACCCGACGACCTCGTCACCGGGCCGAAGATCCTCGATCGCGCGGGGCCCCGATGGCGTTGCTACGAGTGTGCCCTCTGCCAGACATCTTCGCCCGGCGGCAATGACATCGAACCGGTTGCGCGACGAGAGGAACCGGCGACGCTGCCGGTGCATCCGCATCTTGCCGCCGAAAGTCCGCAGGAACGCCGGGTCGAACAGCGAGGGTGCTTCCTGTTCCGCTTGCTCGACCGCGGTCACGATCGGGTGACATCCTCGTCTTCGGCGTCAGCGTCGGACTCGTCCGACGGCGCGGCGATCTCTTTCAGCTCGGCCGGCAGGTCGTCCTCGGCGTCCACTTGCGACGTGTCGGCGTGATGGCCGGCGAGCGTCGATAGCAGCTTGGCGATGCCCTGCACGACCTGCTCGGCGTCGATGCCGCCACCTTCGAGTTGCGCGCGGACTTCGGGGCGGGCCCACCGCTCGGGGAACCTGCGCTCGAGTAGCCACTCGCATGCGCGCGAGGACTTCTCCGAGTGCTTGTTCATGCGCAGGATCCACCGGCGCTCCGCGTCGGCCTCTGCCTGCTCGCAGCGTTCCTTGAAGATTTCGTTGCGTCTGCGGAAGGCGCGCGCCGTGTTGACGTTCACGCCGTTCACCTCGGCCGCGACCTTGAGCGACGCGCCGGTCTTGACCGATACGAGGATCTTCTCGCAGACCGCGTCGGTCATCACCTCGCGGTCGCGCCCGACGGCGTTCTTCTTCGGGCTCGTAATCGGCTTGTCGTCCACCGTCGGCTACTCCTCGTCGGCGGGGGCTGCCGGCGGGGCGTCCTGCGCCGCGGGCGCCTCCTCCTGCACGATGAATCGCCCGTTGCTGAGGTAGACCGCCGCCATGACGATGCGGGCCGCGTAGTGCGGGTTCTCCGTACACCACGACTCGATGAACTCGAAGTGGTCCACCTCGGCGACCGGGTCATCGCATTCGCCCGACTCGCGCTTCTGCTCGAGCGTCATGTTCAAGGCGCCGATCGGCACCTTGCAGTACTGGCAGAGGGTCGCGATGAGGTTGGACAGCGGCGCGTTGCCGATGACCTTCCGCGGCGCGGCGTCGGTAGCGGGGGAAGTCTCGGGGGATTCGACAGTCTCGGTCATGCTGCCAAGACTGCGGGATTGCGTGGGGTGGCGCAGTGGGGTTAGCGGCTCTCGGTATGCGGCTCCACCGGCTCCGGGAACCGCCCCAGAACCGCGTCGGTCGCCGCCTGCAACTCGGTCATCCACCCGTCCGCGCACTTCGGCGGGCGGTCGTCCTGCCAGTTACCGCGCATCATGCTGTCGCGAATGACGACGAGCCCGGCGATGGCCTTCGTGACGTGCGAGATGCCGCTGTCTTGGTCGACGTCCTCGCCTTCCCACCATTGCATCAGGTGGCGCAGCACGGCGTCGTAGTAGATGGACGCGCGGACACCGACCGCGCGGTAGTTGTGCCGGCCGTACTTGCAGGCGCCTTCGAGCATCGCGACGCCGATCTCGGCGAGGACCGGCGCGGGGACGGTGCTCATCGGGGGCTTGCGGCAGCCGACGGCGTCCTTCGGGTTTGTGTCCTTCACGACGCCTTCTTCCGGGCCTTCCTAGCCCGCTTGTGTTCTTCCAACGCCTCGATCGCGCGGTCCTGCCGCAGGTAGTGCCGCTCGAGCCGGCGCAGCGTGCTACGGAACTCGGTGCCGTGGTCGCGGACCGCGCGGCCTTCCTGCCACGTCAGCGCGTGCGCCCACTCGTGCAGCAGGGTCTTCCGTTCGCGCAGCATCCGGTTGCGGCGAATCTTGATGACGAAGTCGCGCGGGCGGCCGGCCTCGTTCTCGTAGAGGTAGACGTGGCCCCACTCGCCCGGAACGTCCCGCGCATGCGCCATCCGCACCCGCACCGGCAACAGCGGCCGCTCGCACGTCCGCAGGATGTGCAGCAAGAGGCGCAGGTTCTTCCTCACAGTTTCAATCCTTCGAGCCAGTTGCCTTGCGGCTCGGGGTCGAGGCACTTCGCCGTGCGCTCGTAGACCCGGCCCTCGACGGTGAGACGGTCGGGGTTGCCCGACACGACGATGGGGGACTGCTGCACGCTGCCGTCGGGGTAGAGCGTCGCGATGCCGAACCCGCGCTGCCAGCCGTTGTTCGTGCCCTTGATGTAGGACCGCCCGACCTCGTGCCTCGCGCCCATCGGGGTCGTCATCCACGACAGCCCCTCGTCCCGCTCGGTCGTCCCGAACGCGAGGCCCGCGCGATGGATGTGCCCCGACTGCCCCGATCGGCCGGCGTCGCGCAGTTCCTCGCGCGCGGCGTTGATGCCCGTCCGCGTGCCGTGGTGGATGCGGTAGAAGCCGAACAGCAGCAGGCCCGGCTTCGCGTCCACCGTCCCGGGCGGCGACAGCGGCGTGCCGCCGTGGAACAGCTTGACGTCGAACGCATCGAGCCCCATGAGCCGGTCCACCCGCAAGTCCCGCAGGTTCGCGAGCGCGGGCGCGACCTGCGTGAGGTAGCGAGAGAGGCGGTCGCCGAGGTCGTGGTTGCCGCAAGTCGAGAACAGGTCGCCGTCATGCACCTTGCGGACCTGCGCGAACATCGTGCGGTGGAAGTCGAGTTCCGACTGCAGCGACTGCGTCCACCCGGGAATCTTCGGGTGACTGCTGATCTCGCTGCCCTCGAACGTGTCGCCGTTGAGCAGGACGCCGTCAGGCCGCAGGTCGCGAACCACCTGTAGGAACGCCGCCCACACGAACGGGCACAGGAACTGGCTGTGCGTGTCGCTGATGGACAGCAACACGTAGCCCCGGCGCGGCATGCGCACCTGGTCCGGATCGGCGACGTAGGGGCGCACGTACCGGTCGTAGTAGCGCGCGGCGTGCTCCGACCGGCTCGCCCTCGCGCGGTTCGCGCGCCACAGCCGGCTGCCTGGCTGGTCGCGCAGGCCGGCGACCTCGAGCGCGTGGTTGAACTGCCCGTACTCCCGGTCGACGTGCTCGATGGGGTAGTGACCGTAGAGCTCGTATCGCCGCCGCGAGATGCTGCGGAACTCGTGGTAGGGGTTCGTCGCCTCGTCTTCCGCTACGCGGATGATGTCGGCGAGCAAGTCCTCGGGCGTCGGCTGGACATTTGCGAATCGCTTGCCGTTGCGCAACTGCTCGGCCTTGGCCTTCTCCTTGGCCTTACGCTGCAGCGCCTTCGTCCGCTCGCGTTCGTTCTTGGCGACCGACTCGGGGGCGGCGAGCAGGTCGCTAACGAGCGACGACTTCGGCTTGCGCTTGCGGCCGGTCACCGAGTCTTGACCCCCTCGCAGTCCCGGACGTGCCGCTGCAGGGCGCTCGCCCCGAACGGGTAGTCCTCGTGCTCGACGAGCGCGCGGTGAAGGTCGGTCCAACTCACCGACGTGTTACCGGCCCGATGCACCTCGATGAGTTCGCGCACTGGCCCGAGCCAGCGGTCGCCGCCCGCGCACGTGCCGCACCGCTTCTTCGACTTCGGGTTCGCGAGCAGGCGCTGCACGAGCGACGGCGTGTTCTTCTTCGACATGCTATGCGGCCCCGTAGTCGTGTTTCTCGGGCTCTTCGCCGCGAACGTCGCTTCGGAAGTACCCGATGAGACGCCCGCAGATCGACAGGCCGTAGAAGCGTCCCGACAGCCCGCCATCCCACGATTCATCGCGGGCGGCTGTCGAGACGTGCATGTGGCTGGAGTTGACGTGCCAGCCCCAGCAGAAGCGGAAAGGCATCGGGGGATCGCCTTCCCGGCTAGTCCGCCGTGGCCGTGAGTTGCCCGATGGCGAACGTCGGAGTGATGCCGCTCGAGATCGCGAGCGACGCGGTGAGCGCCCCCGAGACGATCGGCGTGCCGGCGCCGGACGACTGCGCGACAACCGAGAAGTGCGTCGCCGTCTCACTGCCGCCGGTGGCTGCCGGGAACGCGACCTCCGCCGCATTCGACACCGTGTCCGTCGAGACCGTCCAGCCCGAACCCGTGCGCGCCACCGCTACGCGGGCGTAGCTGGTGTAGGCGCATTCGTTCGTCGTCGCATCGCCGGCCTCGCCCGGGTCCGCGGTGTGCAGCGCGACGTAGAGGCTGCCGGCCGCACCGCTCGGCTGCAGACCGCTCGCGTCGCCGATCTGCGCGAACGCGGTGTTGAGGAAGATGAGGTTGAGAAGGGCGGTTTCCGCCGAGTTGAAAAGGGACATTCGTTACTGCCTCCGCTAGCTAGAGTGTGATGCCGATGCCGAGCCCCATCCGGGGCCGGCTCTGGTCGACGCCCGCGGTGCCGTTGTGGGCGCGGGCCGTCATGGACAGGGTCGCGTTTCCCGCGAGCGCGCCGACGCCCGTCAGCGTGCCGCTCGCCGAGATCGAGAAGGACGGGCCGCCGGACAGGGCGCCGACGGCGGTCAGTGTTCCGCTCCCCGACAGCGCCAAGGTCGTGCTGCCGGAGATGTCGCCCGGCGCCAGCAGCGTCGCCGATGCGGTGAGACCGAAGGTCGCCGCCCCGGCAAGTTCACCAAGCCCCGTAAGCGTGCCGGCCGCCGAGACTCCGAGCGTGGCGTCGCCCGAGATTGCGCCGGCCGTCGCGGGGTCGAACTCGAAAGCGCCCGCGTCGGGCGTCGTCGAGTCGCGCGTGTTCCCGGCGTAGCTGTCGAAGTCGTCGCCGACCGGGACCGCCGTGCCGTAACCGATCGCGGCCGAACCGCTTTGCAGGCTCCAGTCTGTACCGGAGACGAACGACGGGTCGGTGTCTTCGAGGTTGTTCGATGCGGTGATCGAGACCCCCGACGTCATGGTCGTCGTGGTGGCGTTCGGGCAATAGAGCAGGTTGTTGCGAACGAGGCAGTTACCGGTGCCATAGTCCGCGACGCTCACCAGTTCCGCGTCACCCGTAAGGCTCTCGCTCGTGTAGAGCGTGTTGTGATAGACCTCGATGTCTTCGGGGTCGGGGGTGATCGTCCCGCGTTGTTCGACTCGGATGCACTGCACATCCACGAGGCTCGTCGCGTCCGTGACGAGGAACCGATTGTTGCGAATCGTCGTGCCCTTGTTCCAGATCGTGAGAGGAACCGGGTAGGCCGTGTCGCGATACTTGCAGTCGAAGTCGTTCCGCTCGATGAGAACGTCTTCGACGCGGTTGTCCTGGCTGGCCGACGCGGACCCAACGCCTACGCACCATGCCGTGTTGTGCACGAAGGTGTTGTCGCTAATGACGACGTGACTCGTCGTGTCCGCGGCGGTCGAATAGTCCTTGCTGTGCAGCTTGATGCTGTGCTTGTCGGACTCGGCGTCATCAAAGTCGCAACCCGAAACCACCAGCCGCTCGTTGAACGGAAAGCGCAACAGGTGCTCGGTCGTGATGCTGTGGAACAGGCTGTTGAGCACCGCACCGTCACGAGCTGAGAAGTAGGCACCGTATTGCGTCCCACTCGGGTGATCGCAGTTCGCGATGCACAGGCCGGCGCAGATATCGACAGAGAAGAAGTCCGGCGTCTCGTGGCCGAACCCGTACATCTGCGAGAACCCCGCAGCTCGGATGCGGTAGAACAACAGGTCGTCGCCTCGGTAGCCGAGGCTGAACAACCGACCCGCGGAACTGGCCGGCGGGTCGAACTCCAGGTCCATGACCCGGAGGTCGTTGCACTCGTCGTCCGTGCTGCCGACCTGGATCACCGACGCCGTGTGCTGCACGTCGATGATCGGGTTGTTCGTGAAGATACCCCGAGCATCGGGGCTCGTGCCCGTCCCGAACGCGCCAATGAGGCTCGCGCCCGTGTCGGAGTCGAGCGTCACCCCAGCCGACGCGACGAACGTCTCACCGCGCCGGAACAGCACCCGCTTGCCGGATGCGTAGTGTGTCGTCATGACCGAGTCGAAGTCCGAGCTCGTCACCTGCGTCGCCCCGGAAGGTGCACCGGTGAAGGTGCCCGAGGTGCTAACGCAGACCGTGTCCGTGCCAGCGAACACGGTGTCCGCATCGGTCACCGTGATGTCGACCGTGTCCGAGGCGGACGCCCCGGTAAGCGGGTCGGTGACCGTGAGCGTGACGGTGTAGGATCCGGGCTGATCGAAGACATGCACCGCAATCGGTCCGGTCTTGCCCTTGCTGTAGGTCTCGTTGCTGTCGTCCCAGTCCCAGCGGTAGTGCAGGTGATGGAACGGGCGCGACACGCCAGAGGCCGTCGTGCCCGTTGCGTCGAAGTGCACGTTCATCGGGGCGACGCCTGACGTGCGCGTCGTCGCAATCGAAATGGTGACGCCTTCGTTGAGCGTGCCCGACGCGGACATCGACAGCGAAGCGGCACCGGACAGACCGCCGACGCCGAGCAGGGTGCCCGTCGCCGAGAGCGCGATCGGCGCCGTTCCGACGAGCGCACCGGTAGCCGCAAGCGTCGCCGCGGCAGAGAGAGTCGCGGACGCAGAACCCGACAACGCGCCGACGCCCGTCGCCGTGCCCGAGGCCGTCATCGAGATCGACGCCGTGCCCGAGATCGCGCCGGACGCACCGGCGTCCGGGTCGGACTGATAGGCCCCGATGTCTAGCTGGCGCTGGTATGCGCCGATGTCGCGCCCGGCCATGCTGCGCTAACTCCCGTCCGGGATGGAGTAAAGGGCCGCGTCCTTGAGCAACGCGCCACCGCCCGCGGTGTCGTTCAGCGAGTAGTCGTCGCTCGCTCGGTTCGTGAACGGATCGGCACTGAGCGTGATGTCGTTCGGCCCGGCCGCCGGTTCCCCGGCGTGACTTGTCGTTGAGTTGAACGCGCCGCTCGTGTTGCTGTAGACGGCGTTGTAGTCGCACCACCACAGGTGGTTCGGCGAACTGACCGAGTCGTTGATCCCGTAGCCGCCGTTGTAGGCGATGACGCTTTCGGTGACCTGGATGATCTTCGGGTAGTCCGTGCCGGCCGTGCCGGTTGTCCCGATGCCATCACCCGCGTTGTCGACGATCGTGCAGTTGTCGATCGACACCATCTGCCCGAAGCCGTAGCCGGCGATCCAGACCCCATCGCCAGCGCAGTCGTAGATCAGGCAGTTCGAGAGGACGACGCCCGACATGCCTTGCGTGAACGCGAGGCCCGAGTTCCCGAAGTAGGTCTCGCCCTGCCCGTCGAAGGTGCAGTTCTGGAAGTGCGCCCCGCCTCGCGAAGACAGGATGTCGAACCCGGTGAACGTAGACCCGGTGAAGTAGCAGCCCCGCGCGTAGACGTTCGCGTAGGTGCCGCCGACGTTGAAGAAGTTGCTGGCAGCGCCCGCGACGTCGATGACGACATCGATGAGGCGGATGTGGTTGCCGCCTCCGGTCGCGGTGATGAAGCTGCTACTCCCGCCGCTCGTGGAAGTGAGTTCGACGCCCTCGAGGTGAACGCCGACGTCGGCCTCAAGCTGCATCAGCCGGAAGTTCCCGTTCGCGCGGATGATCGGGCGACCGCTCGCAGCCTCGATCCGAATCGGTGCATCGGTCTCGCCCCAGGTCGTGTTCGCGCCAGGGAAGAAGTCGACGTGGTCGTAGGTGCCCGAGGCGAGCGAGATCGTCCAGCCCGGCGCCCAGTCGCGCGAGTCGCTGTTCGTCGTGTCGGCGTCGAGCGTCTGCCGGGTGCCGTTGACGTACCAGTTGTCGGCCGTATAGGTGCCGTCCGAGGACTCGGCGGTCACGAGCGCAGTGCAGGTCGAGACGCCACCGGTGAACGCGGTGATGCGCGCCAGCTTGCGCGAGCCAGCGGGCGTGTCGACCCAGACGTAGTCCGTGCCGTCGTCCGCGACGCCGGTGAAGTCGACGGTCTCGTTGAGCGTGACCGTGGTCCCGCTCCAGTCGGCGTTCGTGCCGCTACCGTCCGAATCCGAGGGCGCGGTGTCCGACCCGGTCGATGCGTTGTAGGGAATGATGGCCGTCATGTTCGACGCCAACCATCCCGCCCCCGCCCCTCCCTGTCGGTGGGGTTAGCGGCCTGCTTTCCGGCCGCCGCCTCGGGTTTTCAGCCGCCGCGTCGCTTCGTCTTCAACCGCTGCAACCCCACCAGCAACACCAGCCCAACCGCGATCGGCCAGCCGAGCACGCACTCGGCGAGCAGGACGAGATGGTCGCGCCAGCCGTCGATCGGCTCGTCGTCCGTCAGGCAGTAGGCGTAGACCAGCAGGCCGGCGGCGACGTAGCAGGATGCGGCGAAGACGAGGGTTGTCACGGGCGCCCCCGGCTACTCGCCTTCGGACAACCGGCGCGACAACAGCTCGATCAGCAGCGCCATCGACTCGGGGCTGCCCTCGAGTTCGCGGACTTCGTCGAGCGACACGAAGCCGTCTTCGTTCGTGTCGAGCAGCGGGACGAGGAACGGCGCCTTCTCCTTGAGGTAGGCGGTGCCCACCTTCTGGATCGCGAGGTCAGCCGTCGACTCGACGAACGACTGTAGGCGCTCGCGGCCGGGATCGCCTCCGCCCCAGCAGGAGCAGAGTAGGATCAGGGGAAGGGCGCAGAATGTTGCGCGGAGTGGTTTCTTCATGTCGTCTCCATCCTCACAGGTTCAGGAACTCGTCAGCCCGGGATTCAGGAAGCCCAGGTACTTGTTGAAGCGCACCGACGAACCGCGGATGTGCTCGTCGGGCTCTATCCGGTAGACCACGAGGCGTTCGATCTGCTCGCCCGCCTTCGCGCAGCAGTTGCATGTGCCACCCTCCGCGTTCGCTCGACCAACGAAGCGTGTGCTGCCGCCTTCGAGATGTGCCTCGGCGATCTCGGTCTCGGGGTCTGGGTGATCCCAGTCGAGGAAGAGATCGCTGTCGAACAGGTCGACGAGGATCGTGCGGTGCGGTGCGAACCTCACCCGAACAACTCCATCCCGATCAGGAAGGACACAAGCATCATGGTCACCCAGCAGGTGACCTTGATGTCTTGCAGAAGCTTGCGTTCGTCTTCGCTCATCGCCGGAACCCCCAGATCCCCGCCAGCAAGTGCTTGGCAAGGCGCTCGGTTTCACGAAAGGTAAGTTCGACGTACACGGATTCGCCGTCGCGGTTGTCGATCTCGAGGCGGAGGCCGCTGTAGACCTCGCGATCATCGGAGACGCGAAGCACCGGTTTGCGTTCGTCGCCCTCGTCGTATTCGGGGAACCTCACGATGATTCCTCCACCTTCGCGAACTCGCCGAGGTCCACCCCGAGCGCTTCCGCCACCGCGCGCAGCGCCGCAAGCTTCTCGTCGTTCTCGCAGTCCGGCTGCCCAGTCGCGTCGTCGAACTTCTTCGCGGCCTTGAGTAGCTCGCGCAGTTCTTCGACCTCCTTCTTGAGCGCTTCGAACTCAGCGCGCGAAACGCCTTGCACGAACTCGATGACCTGCTCGCGATTGGGGTAGACGTTCGGCTGGATAGGCTCGATGCCTGGCCACTTCTTGGCGAACGCATCGCCGACATTGGAGACCATGCACATGGCTAGCTCCTCCGCCGCTTCGGCTTGTCCACGATGCGACATGCCGCCCCGCCAAGGAGTGCGAAGAACCCGCCAAAGCACAGGAGCAGCAGCCCGATCGCTACAATGAGCGCGAACCCACCCCACAACGGCGCCGTCACCCACCACCACGACCAGTCGATGACGCCGCAGAGCTTGAGGACGAGGAACGTGATGAAGAGGGCGCCGGGGAGACCGACGCCGAATTGTGCTTGCGATTGGGGGCGATTGCTCATCCCTGCACCTCCGCTTCCTCAGGCTC